GACAGATTGGACAGGCTGATCATGGCCGAACGTCGGACACCACCGACGACAACGATGTCACCGATCTTGCACATCACGTCGTGACACTCGATGCTGTTCAGCTTTCGACCCACCGCACCACGGAAGACGTTGATGGTAAACCGGAAGAGATCAACCAGCGGCTCCGGACCCGAGGCACGGCCACCGAATGTCTTCAGCTTGGCACCGGACGGACGGACTTTTGACACATCCCACTTCGGAATCTCACCAGAGTAGAGCATGGCAATGACCTTGCGATACGCCTTGGCCCAGCCTTCCTTCGAGTCGTGAACGACGATGACATCCTCGGAGTCGAATAGCTGATCAGGAACCTCGGGCAGGTGGGCGATGTGCTGACGCTCGACAGAGAAGCCGACACCAGTCCCGCACAGCAGGATCATCATGGCCTCATCGAACGCCTTCATGTCGTCCACTGCAAGGTACGAGCAGTTGTATCCGGCAGTGTTGTCACGGTCGAGGGCAGCTCCGGCAGTCATCATCATACGCATGGACGGCATGATGGACAGTGACAGGATAGCCTCGCGCAGTTCCTCCACGACTGCCTCGTCGTCGATGCGCCGGGCAACGACGTTGTCCACGTAACGATCCACCGTCTCAGACCATGTCTCTCTACGGCCCTCATCGGGAAGCCATCGGGCATAGCGGGACAGTGCAATGAACTGTTGGTACTGCGTTGGTAGGTGGTTGGACAACATTAATTTATCTCCGGCACGGTGAAGCGCAGGTTAGACCTGACTTGATAGATTTTCTGACGGCCCACCGTTTCCTCCTCGACCCAGACACGGACGTTGGGAGAGCCACGGTCGGCATAGTAATTTTTGATTTTATGTACGAGTCGCTGACTCGCCAATTTGCTTTTGAGATAGTCCTGTGGTTCAGCCATTATTTTCCTCCAGTGCTGCCCATGATACGGGGAATAAGTGTTTCATTTCACGGCTGATGTCCAGCGCAATCCGCTCTGTCTCGGCCTGTGCGTCGTCGGAGACACGAAGGCGACAGACACGAGACCACGCTGCCAGACTTCCGGTCCAGTACCACTCAGTCATCATCGACTGGGGCAGTACCATCCGGGCCTGTTCCGGGGCGACACCCATCTCAAGCAGGGTGCCATACGTCTTGCTAATATCGTGGATCGCGGACTCATATATCTTCCACGCCTGACGCATATCAGGAATTATGTCGTGCTTGTCCGATCCCTGCTTCTTGTCCTGAGATCGTGGACGCCACGAGGACGGACTGAAGAAGCGAGGCTTGTCGTCCACGTATCGACGTGACACCTCGTTCCAGACCAGTCCGACCTGATGCTTGACAAGCTGTCTGGCAACAAAGATAGGTGCCTCGATGTGGAAGGTTGCCTGTGCGTGACCGAACGGTGTCCAGTGATTGTGTCGGGCCAGATACTGGATCAGCTTCTCGTTCTGGGCCTCGGTGTAGTTGTCTGCCTTCTTGGCAAACGACACACGCGCAGCATCGACAACAGTCTGGTCTGTCCCCATTGAGTTTATGAGGGTAACTTGCATGTAATTCTCCGGTGGTTACTGGTTGCCGCGCTTACGGAAGATCGTTGATCTACGGCCAATCTTCTTGGAGTGGCGGCGTCCTGCGGGAAATGTCCGACGCTTTGTCTTGGTACGGACGACTCGTGTTTCTACTTTCTTTGCCATGTTATGCCGGTGTGTAGATGATCTCCGAACCGATGCGGTGCGGATGATAGTCAAAGTTAAAAGATGACAAGGCCATGTTGATAGCATCAGCCACGGCCCCGTACGATACGCCGTTGCCCTTCACCTCAAGGCAGAGTACAGGACGGCATCGTTCAATGGTATCTGCCGCCCCACGCAGCACGGCAGGTTCATGTCCCTCGGCGTCAATCTTGATGAAGTCTAGATCAGGTAAGGCAAGGCTGTCAATGGTGACGACCTTGACGAAGTAGGCCGTCCCGTCAACCTTCTGCCCCGGTGCGGCTAGTGACCACATGCCAGAGTTACCCTGACGATTAGGGACCAGTGTCATCATATCGTCTGTCCACGACGCACCCTCGTTGCGGAGTACCACGTTGTCGAGATCGTCGGTGTTACGGGTAAGACAATCAAAGTTCTCAGGGTTTGGCTCCATGGCCCAGACCGTGTCGAACTCCTCGGCAAGGTGTCGTGTCCAGATGCCGACATGGGCACCGACATCGAGAGCAACACGCCGGTTCTTGGTCAGGCCAAGGGCTACCCGCCGTGTCCCGATCTCATAATCAGGACCGGCAAAGTGTGTGTCTGAATCCGGGAGCCAGAGGCCGTTGACCTGCTTCATAGATACTCTTCCTTATACTCGAACTGCTGCTGCCGTTGCTCACGTTCGAGCCTGATGATCTCACGTTCGACGTACCACTTAATTTTGTTCAGGTCGTAGAGCGTTGTCGCCCCGTCTTTTCGGCCCAGACGATAACAGGCCTTGAAGATGTTACCGACGCTGAAGTTCATCTCCCGATACTCGATCAGGTCCTGTAGTTCAGCTGCGCCGTGCGGCAGTTCGTAGTAGCTGGTGGACCAACCGTCTGATTTAACTGTGGTTGAGGATGGCATTGATTTTTTTCCTGATGAAGCTGACTTCGCCTGTGTTGATGACCTGATGGGCAAAGGACCGGACATGACTGTAGTCGATCCCGGCCAGATCGCAGACGGTGATGAAGTCTGTTGCTGTAACTCCCGTTGTTGCAAAGAGCCACGCCTGTGCCCTGCCTCGTTCAAGTACTGCTTCTGCTGACTCATTCTCTGCCTCTGGCTTTGTTGCATCGAGCATGGCCTGAAAGATGACCGCCATGAATAGGAGCCGGTGTGGATCACCGGCAGGTGTGTCTGACAATACCTCTAACTTCTCTTCGAGGTCAACGGAAATCTTCGAGGACACGGGACATGACTTTCTCTTTCTGCTTGGCCGTCATGAACTCCTTCGGGATGAACCTGATTTTGTCGATGAACCGATTGTAGAATAGTCGTTCGTCGTCTTCTAGTTGTTCCGTCAGGACATTGCAGACATGCTGAAGATGCGTCTCGCCGTAGACAAGTCCGCCTCTTGTATTGAACTCGGCAAGTATCTCGAAGTGAAAGTTGCACTTGCCTTGTCGTTTGATATCATCATTGAGGGTACGTGATGAGGATGTGTAGATTCGCCAGTCTGATGGTCGTGTCCGTACACCCTTTCGATACTGGTGATACTGCTTCTTGCCGATGTATCTTTGACCTGTCAGCAGGTTGACAATGAGATAGACAAAGCCGAAGGAGTTATCCGGGTCGAGTCGTATTCGTGATGGGTTTTTCCAGTGTCCTCTACCGGACGACTTCTTCGACATTCGGTGTCTTTGCTACATGGGTTAGGTACTTCACTCCGTTGGCGTATCGAAATCCTCGGAGTCCTGCGCCGCCGTTTGCATCGGCCCAGCATTCAAATTTGTGGTCGCAGAACGTGCAACCCTTCGCCAACCCGAGGTTGCCCGACTTCCCGTCTGGAATCGGATCGTGACATCGAGCAGGTGGCGTATCAACAGACAGGACAGACTTGACATGGGAGACCCGCTCCTCTGCATTGATCATGTGGTTGCCAGAGACGGTGCAGATTTGAATCTCACCGGACTCCTTGTTGATGGCAAGGAAGGCAGCACGATCATCACCACACGCCTGTGCGTAGCCGCTGATCTGCCCGATGTACCCGAAGGGATCGTCCATGGCAAGGGTCAGGGCATCGTCGAACTTCTTCATGCCGTACCGGGACGCTGTCTTCACGTCGGTGACGACCCCGTCGATACGGGCATCCATATGTCCCTTGATGCCACCGATCTCGATCTCGCGCTGCTCGTCCTCGACTGTATGCCCAGCCTCCTTGATCAGGAACAGGATGAGGGCTTCCATCAGGTGGCCCATCAGGAACTTGATGCGTAGGCTGTACGGCATTCCAGAATTGGGTGACGGTCGGTTAATGTCGTACCACAGCTGACGGTCAGGCCGTCCCATGTTCGACATGCGAAGTGTCTTAGGCTTCCTTGCTGGTTCGGAGATGGATCGAAGAACAGCTTCGCGCATATCCGACAGCATGGTCTCGACGTTCTCGGGATTAGGATTGGTAATCCCAAGATCGAACATCATCTGTAGGTCTTGTGGAATGTCTTCGATACGTTTGATGGTACTGCCTCCTGAAATTAGTTGGGGGTGGATGACGGGCACCCCCGGACCCGGACTACTAGGCGGAGAACGATGCCTCGTTCCCGAGTGCTGCAAGTTCAGCCATCGGGTCCGGTGCTGACCCTGCATACTGCACAAGATCAACAACCTGAACCGCATTGAAACGGGCCGAGGTCGTGCCGTACTTCTTGGAGTGTGAGGCGAAGTACACCACGTTTACCGTGGAGCCGTTACCGATGAGGGTACTCTTCGGAATGGCGTTCATCTCGGCGTCAACGACACGAGGCTCGAAGGGAACCTCGATCCGATCACCGTCGGGATCGTCGGGATTGTTCTCCCAGACAACCGGCGGGTGCTTGAAGTTAATACACGGGGTGTAATCCTTCTTGGCGTGATCGTGGATAATCTTGTCGGCCAGACCTTGGGCGGTCAGTTCGGCAATGTCGTCAACAGACAACGGACCAATATCAATGGAGAACTGGTAGTTGTCGGGGTACTTCGGGCTATTGGCGGCTTCGTGTACCTTGGCCCAGTGAGCAGTTCCGGTAAGTGTAGGCATGATGTTTTCCTTTAGGTTTCTGGGGGTGTGCGAGGCCCCTCCGTATCGCACATCTGACTTCTATCAGGTTGCCGATCAGAAGTCAAACCTTTCTTGATGACGATGAATGTCATCCAATTCCTTGATGTCTTCCATGAAATCCGTGTAGTCCTCGCGAGTGGTGTAGAACTTCAGGACTTTCTTCATGGCCTTGATAGGTACGTCAGGGGTGTTGTAGTCCCGCCGGATGAAGTCACGCAGCGATGCCGCAACTACCTCGTCTACCCACTCGTCGTTCAAGTTTACTTCGATCTTCATTATGCTGCCTCTTGCAGTGGTTTAAGTTTTTTGAAGTGAACGATCCAAGCAGCATCACCCGGTCCGAGTACGTTAGCGATCTGCTCCTTGGTACGCCAGTACTTGTCTGTCATGGCCTCGGCCCCGTCGAAGTGTCCGATAACCGTTGCCCATGTGTGATCCCTAGCGACATGAACAAAGCTGTACAGACCCGGCACATCACCGGGACGAAGTATCATATGACCTAATGAATAACTACTACGGACGTGGGTATCGCCAACGTCAGGTCGTTTGAACTGGTTAATGTTTGGGACGAACTTTCTGCCAGTAGCCTTGGCGTAGGCCATCTCCCCCACAACACCAAGTATTTCGTTCTTAGCTTCGTATCCACGACCTGTTGCGTTGCCGGGATTTAATCCCTGCTTCCGTGACTCATCATAGATGTCTTGGGCTACCTGCTTGGCGTATTCGATGTCTTTGCTGGTGAACTTTACACGTTTCATCAGTGGGTCTCCGACCAGTTATGGCCCACCTTCCAATCACAATCGAGTGGGCAGTTGAAGGATAGCTGCTCGGCCACGGCCTGTACAGCATTCTTTGAGATGAGTCCGATCTCCTCGGGATCGAGACTGGTGTCAGCCTCGATGCAGAGTTCGTCGTGAATCATGGCTACGATGTTTGCCCCGGTGGGTAACGTCTGGGAGACGTTGATCAGCCACTGCTTGGCGATGACCGCAGCACATGATTGGAGCAGCGTGTTCAGGGCTGCGTGTTCTGAGCGGACTCGGACGTGTCGTCCGTCGATACCGGTGACTGTGCCTGATGCCGCCTGTCGGGCAACTCTTCGCTGTAGGTTCGCAAATGATGGCATACCACGGAGATATCGTTCCCTAATTGCAGCACCAGCATCTGCTCCGCCTCCGATAATAGTTCCCAGCTTGGCATTTCCCGCCCCGTAAAGCAGTGCGTACGTGAAAGTTTTTGCTCCAGCGCGTGTAGGGAGTCCAGCAAGGTGTTGAGTTCTTGTGTGAACGTCTCCATTGATAAGTTCCTCTGTGTAGTCGTTGTCGTTAAGGTAATGAGCAAGGCATCGGAGTTCGATACCGGCAAGGTCAGTGCCGATAAGTTGTCGTCCTGCCGGGACAGTCCAGCACGACCGACACTCCATGCCGTACTCTGATTGTGGTCCCGGCACCTGCTGTAGGTTCGGGCCGGTGCAGGACATGCGGTGGGTGATAGCACCCAGTGTCAGGTAGCCGCAGCGGACACGGCTGTCCCTGTCTACCTTGTCGAGCCATGAGGATACCTGTGCCACCCGCTTCTGAAGCATCAGGTACCGGGCAATCTTCTGTGCAAGGGGTAGGTCAATGGTGGACAGCGTTGCCTCATCGACGATGGGCTGTCCCTTCTCGGTGTGTTTCTTCGGAACCCACCCCTGTCGCTGGAGACGGTCGGCAATCTGCTGACGACTGGCAAGGTTGAATGTCTGCCACTCGATAGCTGTGTGCTGTCCCGTGCCGGGACCTCCACCATCACAGACAGATGGATCGTTGAGATGCTTCAGCCCGACAGATGACAGGGTGCCGTCCTTGCGATACTTGGGGGTGACGAGGCGACGAGGCTTGGGAATGTCGGGCATCTCGGCCAGAACATCTGCTTCGATCTCGGCAACCTCATTAGACAGGGTGGCGACAAGAGTCGCTGCCCGAGGCTGATCGAGGTAGTAGCCATGATCCTCGACCGAGTTCATCACGGCACGGACACGATGCTCCATGGCGATGGCGGACTTCCACGACGCACCACCAGCACCCCTGTCCATCTGGTACGCCTCGCCCTGTAGGTGTGTCAGTACACGATGTGTCAGGTCAACGTCCTGTCGGCAGTACTCGATCATCTCGGCTGTTGCCCCGAGGCTCCAGTCGTGGAAGTCGATCTTGGCATCGGACAGTCGTTCGCCCCATGCCCGGAGGCTGTGTCCGCCGGGGCGGTCGGGCCAGAGCAGCTGACTGATCAGCATGGTGTCTCGAACCTTGGCGAGGTCGAGGTCGGCGTTCAGCAGACGGTTGATGACTGGGATGTCGAAGTTCACGGCATTGTGTCCGTACATCCAGTCGAAGGACCGGAGGTAGTCGGGCAGTTCTGCCATGTTCTCTGAGGTGAATGTTCGACGATCCTCGGTGCCTACCACACGAGTACAGGCTACATGAATGACCGTAGCATCGAGGTCATCCGTCTCAATGTCTACGATAACGTCGGTCATGCAGTGAAGTCCGCCAGTGGGCTGTTGTCGAATACGGGTGTGTCATCCTGTCCCGGTTCGCCGACCTCTGTCAAGCGACCTGTTGTCTTGTCGTAGTACAGGTAGGTGGCAGGACCGGTGATACCGGAGAACCGGTTCTTCAGGACACGGACTGTGGTCGTGTTCCGCATCACCTCGTTCTCAGCCTGACCGTTACGCTCCAGTCCGATGACCATGTCGGATAGCTGGGCGATGGCAGCAGAGCCTCTGAGTTGTGACAGGCTGGTAGCTGCCCCGTCCTCATGCCCCTGACCCTGCGGTCGGCGGAGGTGCGACACCATGATGAGACTGATGCGTAGTTCCTGCACCAGCATACGCAGCTTGGTGACGATCTCGTCGATGGCCTTACGTTCGTCGCCGTTCTCCTGACTGGAGACAACGATGGACAGGTGATCGAGGACGATGTACTTGCAGTCCATGGCCTTCGCCATGTGACGGACCCTGCCGATGATATTCTCAAGGGAGTTCGAACCGAAGCTGTCGTAGAGGAAGATACGGTCGGTGCCCAGTGTCTGATCGAATGCCAGACGTAGTTCCTCCGGTGTCTTCTCAGTGTCGGGCAGGTGGAGCGGCTTGTTCGCAGCCATCGACATAAAGCCAAGGCCAGATCGCTTGGTGGATTCTTCGAGGAACATACATCCGATGTTGTCTTCCGTCACATTGAGCAGATGGTACATCAGTTCGCGGACTACGGCTGACTTGCCCAGTCCTGACCCGGCTGTGAGCGTGACCAGTTCACCGACACGGATGCCGTAGGTCATCTCCTGTAGTCCGGTGTACGGATACTCTACTGACGGGGTGTCGTCGTCGGTGGAGACCAAGTCCCAGAGTGACGAGCCTCGGACGATACCCTCCGGGGTGAAGGGCTGTGCGTTCCACCAACGTCGGGTGTAGTCCTCGACCTTACCCTCGGCCAGATACTCACCGACATCCTTCATCGGGGCGAGGTTGACTACCTTACATTTGTTAGGCTCGAACAGATTGGCAACGTCCTCGGTGGCACGTTTACCTGCATCGTCATTGTCGAAGGCCAGATAGATTTCCTCGAACGTGTTCAGGTATTCGAGGTTCTCCTTGACAGCCTTGACCCCGGTGGCTGACGGCATCCCGACGGTCGGCCACTTGGACCCATTCATCTGGTGTGCGGCCATCGTGTCGATCTCGCCCTCGCAGATGGTGATTGTCTTACCACCGCCGGGGAACAGGTGCATCCCGAACAGGGCTGTCTGTCCGTTACCGTCCCATGAGAACGTCTTGTTTCTGGAGTACCGCGTCTTCACCCCTGTCAGGGCACCGTCGCCGTTGCGGTACGGGTAGAGATGGCGGTCGTTGACGTTGTCGATGCGGACTCCGAACTTCTCGACAACTGCTGCCGAAATCTTACGGTCTGCGAGTACGCCGCAGGTCAGGCCGTTCAGCATCTCATCCAGTCGGGAGGAGTCGTGAACTAGCCGGGGCTTCTGATGTGTTGGTTTCATGTGAGTTACTACCTCGTGTGCGTGTTCGCCGTCGTATGCGTGTTCAGTCTGACGACAGCTGAAACAATGGAAGTGCGAGTCGGAGTAGAGTGCACCTGCGTCGGACGATCCGCATAGGTGGCACGGGATGTGTGTCTTGACTGGTTCTGAATCACTCATCGTTGCCTCTGAAGAAGATTAAGGTGAATGCAATCGCGCCGACGAGTAGTACAACTGCAAGTGGAATGGCTATGATTTCTGGCATGATCTTGTCTATGTTGCAGTGCAGCATTATATTTGGGGCAGGAGAATTGCCATGACATTCAGTACTGCTACACTCGTGTTTGATGTCTTCAATGTCGGGGGTCACCGTGGTGGCTCCAACTTGTGGACAAAGATTAAAAAGGGAGTAATTCGATATGGAACCGCTCGTGCTACAGACGCTCTTCGGAACGGTCACATTTACTAAGGACAGCTACAGGCTGGACAGCCCTGTCTTCGGACTGGACTTGAACTGGGAGGCACCGGAGTGGTGTACCCTGCCGTCCACCTTCACCCAGACCAAGGGATCGTAGAACTTTCCGTAACGATTCCAGAGCCATCGAGGGTTCCGCACCGGTTTGAAATCCGGGAAGACCCTCGATGCGTTCAACTGTTTCCACTTCGCCATGATGAAATCCTGCAATTAATTGGTGGTTACTCATCATACTCTGCTGATTCGTGGTCGTCAAGTGATGTCCTTTCGTTCCCGATAGTACCAGATCGGCCCTATCGGGGGTGCAGAACCGGCGACACCATCGGTGAAAAACGCCGGGTTTCTGCGGGTTTCAGGGGTGCGACAATTTGTCCTATTGTGAGGGGGTCGTCGCGGCGAGTACATATCTATGTATCAGGTTTGAGACAAACAGTAATTTCTACTATTGTTTCCTTACCTCTTCTCTACTGTCTCGTATGTTTATGGTTGTCGGTAATCTATCTATCGGAAGACGGCGACATGAAAGACTATCACTATGATAGCTACTATCAGGAACGCCTCCACGGTGGCCTCATCTGATTCGAGCAGGTGGCACACAGCAACAGTCCTGAATCCTTGACCACTGCAACTTCTGTCTCACACTGATCACACATCAGCTTTGTCGTACCACTCTTCGAGGTCGTGTATGAATTGTTCTGTGTCGTCATTACTTACTGACTCCCCTGCTACGGATGTCACGTAGTCCCGGACGGCCTCGGGGATCACGGTTTGTGATGTAATCCCAGAGCGATTGGAGCGAGACCTCGTTGTGGTGTCGTCGGTCTGAGGGCCATCCTCCTGCTCCGGCTCGGACCATGTCGATCTTTCCGGCGTATCCGGCAACTCTGATTGCATTGGCTGTCATCCCTGTAATTTGTGATGCTGTCTTGATGGTGACGTAGTCTACTGGTACTCGTTGTGTCAGGTTGTAGCGGCTCACTTGTCTTCTCCAATTTCGATGTGACTGTCTTCGTTGCTGAACAATGTAAATTCTGTCTCATCACCGTGCTTGTCGGTGACTGTGACGGTTACGGTGTTGAAGCTGTCGTACTGAGTACGCTTCAACTTTATGTCGGTTACTCGATGCACTGATACTTCCATTGTCTTTGCCCTTCCTGTTGTGAAGGCCCCGGAGGCGACGAAGTCGCAGGGGGCGATGTTTAGAGTCTAAATGATCATTGAATTGATGTCTCTGTGACAGGTTGTCGCAGCCTCAGTTCACCACCGTGGTATCGACGGCATCGAACATCAGGATGGCCCTGACACCAGATGCTACGAGGTGTGCAGCCACGTCTGTGCTGTCGTCTGACTTCTCCAGTT